AAGCAGAAACATTTTCGTATCCTTTTTCTATAGCACGGGTGAAATCACCGTGTTTTATTTCTCCGGTTGATATTCCCCATGCCATAATTGCCATTGTGTTTTCCTCTGTTTGCCAATAATAAAATATATTAGCTCCTTTAAACATAGGCTCGTTAAATTGTTTTTCAAAATAATATACATCTAAGTCTTGATTTGTTAACAAAACCTGAGTATCTTCGTATTTAAATAATTGCACAAAATTCACGCCACAATAATCATAATCATCTATAGTTTCAAATTCTTCTTTTACCTTATCTTTAAAATCTTCAATCGAATATATGGCATACACTGAACAGCTTGCTAGCATAACAAGCCACTTATGAATTATTTCTTTATTTTTTTCGCAAAAAATCTCTATTTCTTTTTCGTCTAAAATATCTTGAACGTCATATCGACGCACAAAATCAAATATGGCTGCGTTATGTAATATTTTAAGTACGCATACTTCAAGTTCATTGCTGTTAATTATGAGATTTGAATTCATATAATCTCTTACTAAAGACATTTTATCTTCTAAAGAAACATTATCAAAACCTGTAAGTTTGCATGGCACATCTAAATTGCTTAGATACGTAATAATCTTATCACCCTTTAAAAGACTTTTTTCATAGTCAATATTAAAAACGATACTATCATCACTAAAATACTCCTTAAGTAATTCAATAGGAATAGGAGCCACTGTATCTCTTGTATTCATTATCTTCTTCCTCTTGAGCCGTGACAGCTATAGTGACAGCTGTAATGGCAGACAGTTTGTTCTCTATATACTGCGTCATCTCGAATAGTTCTATAAGCGCCGCGAAGTCTAGCAAGATAGTGCTCCATACCAGTTTGTGCAGAATCTGAGCCGATAGTAATGAGATTTCCATTATTTGAAGGCCCTTGTGTTGGAATGGCAGGATCTGTAACATCTACTCTTTGACCAGTTTCTTGGTATGCTTTTTGTGTGTCATCAAATGTTCCCTGCTGGGTGCCTTGGGAATTAAATAATTGAACTGCGCGCATATTTCTTAGATGAGTCCACTGTGTTGTGCCAGTCACTAGCGCGTTTCGTGTGGCGGTTGCCTCAATAAGTGTTCCACTAATATTGCTGTCTGAAACGTAAGAGTCTTTTGCAGGTGGGCTAGCAATATCTCCTCCAAACCAATCGTCTGGAGCAGTACTGAAAGGCTTAGCGTCTAATCCCCACACAAGACCACCTCTTGCGTCGTCAGCGACATAATCTTCCCATCTGTCAATAACATTAGACTTTCTAACATTATTATTTAAAGATACCATTTTTAAGCTCCAATTCTAAGTATATGTACATTATTTATATCCTTCAGATGCTGCATTAAACTCTTAGGAGACGGGCATATTTCACCTTCCCACTCTAATTGATGACAATCTGATCCACATACATCAAATACCGGACAAGAAAAGCATGCAGGATTTCTATTTAATTCTTTAATTATAATATCACATCGGCCAGTAGATTTCATTACTTCTTTTGCGGGAGTATCGATATGCCCGTATGCTTTATGAGGAGCAGTATTAGGACATCCAGCTATACTACCATCTGCATTAATTGTCAATAGTTTTTGTTCGCAATCTCTACACCAAGTACCACGAGATGGATTATTATCTTCAAATTTAGCGTAAATGTTTTCCATAATTACATGAAAAATAGAATCTCTACTTTCGATTTGATTATGATATCTCATAAACCATTTATCTAATTCAATGTTAGATGGCCACATTTTTCCTTTAGCGTTACCATCCATAGTAATACGCTCAAAATCTAGTTCTTTAACACCAAGAGATTCCATATAAGAAACAATATCTCTTGGTTCCATATTAATTACATCTTTACTTAAACTCACAAAACATTTAATTGTATAGCCGCGTTCAACTAGCAGTTTTACGTTATCTTCCCATAGTTTTCTTTGCCTATCATTTGTAAAACGTATAGTAGGATCCCAAGACGTTCCAATTCTCTTATTTAAGACGTCGTCAAAAAACTCAAGTTTTTCATCTGTAAGTTTGTACACCAAATTTGTTGTCATACCATAATCGACGCCTTCACCCTTTGTAAGTTCAACAAATTTGCGCATAGATTCGACGGAGGCAAGCATAGGCTCACCCCCGTGAAATTCGTAAAAAATTGTATCTCTGTCTAGCTGATTCACCCAATTGGCAGTACGAACTGGATCAAAATAAATTTTTGCTCCATTAATGCCAGAAGTAAAACAGTGAGAACAGTTTAAATTACAAGTCTCTGTCGTTTTAACGTAAACGCTCAAGTGACGCTGTGTCGCCAATCCCATGTGATGCCATTAATGCCTTTTCATAATTTAATGCTTTGTGCATTGTTCCCTTTGATATAATCAACTTATCACCCGGTTGCAATGCAATTTCTTTACCGTCTACTTCCATATTTTTAATTCCATCTTTACATTCGATAATAACATCTACATCGTCAGTATGTTCAGGAAATGTTGGACCATTTTTTGGATTATAGAAAACATGAATTGTTCTATCATCGAACTTCCAATAGCGCTCCATTTGCTCTACTTTAATAGTGACTACACCTTGAGCTAAATGGCTAGACATCAAAGCGTTGTATTCTATAAAGTCGTTTGCTTTTATATAGTGCTGCAATTGTTGATGATCGATAATAGAGACGTCATGATTTTGATAACAAGCTTCGGATAACAAGTAAGCTTCAAATTGGTCAAATGTCATTCTAATCCTATCTTAATAATCTATATTTATAGTAACACATTCAGATGAAAATGTCAACTGTAAAAATCCTATAAATAGGTTTATATATGATGAGGTGAAATATGAAAATGGATGCTTTATGGCCGACTATGTTTGGCTCTGGTAATTTTGAAGTAGAAGGCTTAGTCGAATATATTTTTTCTAACTATGATTTAAGCTCAAGACCCGGCGTAGATGGAAACAGTATTTTTGCTGATAAACATTCCACAATGGAAAAGTTTAAAAAAGTAGTTTATAATAAATTTGATGAATATCTTATAAATACAATTGGTAAAAGAATTTCAGATTATGATAGTTATGAGATGAAAGCTTGGATTACCGGACATGGTAAGTACTATAGTATGTCAAATCATAATCATTCTGGTTCTCAATTGTCTGGAGTATTTTACATTATGGTAGAAGAAAAAGACGTAGGAGGCGAAATAGTATTTTCAGATCCTAGATCGAATTGTAATAGAGGATATGATGATTGGTTTTTTTCTTTGTTTCAAAACCATATTCATGCGCCAAAAACTGGTGACTATATGATATTTCCAAGCTTTGCATATCATTGCGTAAATCCTTATCTTTCTAGCCTTAGAATTTGTATACCGGTCGATTTATATTTGCATAGACAGTAAATATATAAATAGACTTACATGAACCTACAACTTAGTTAACTAAACGGAGAAAAAATAATGGCTCTTACATTATCATACGAAGTTACTAATCTTAGAGTAAAAGATGAAGTAAATTCAGAAGGCGTTACTTTGCCAAACGCAGTATGCCAAACTTATTGGAAAGTCACAGGAACGGACTCAGACGGAAACACAGGTGAATTTTCTGGAGCAACACCATTTTCAGCAGCTACCGTATCAGAAGGAGCATTCGTAGCTTTTGAAGATCTAGTTGAAGAAACTGTTATTGGGTGGATTCAAGCTGTAGTAGATGGTGATGCTAGTTATAAGGCTCACATCGAAGAGCAAATTCAGCGCATGATCCAGCAAGACCTTATTCAAGATCGCGCGATGCCTTGGGCACCTGATGACGTTACACCAACTCTTCCTGAAGATGCACCAGCAGCAGACGATCCAGCACCAGCTGGTGAATAATAAAGGAAACGCACCGTGACTTATACTTGGCAAATAATGAAGCTCGATTTGCAAGACGAGCTGAATCACGAGGGAACTCTCTTAGAAAACTCTATTGTGAGTATTAAGTGGAAACGCATTGTCGAAGACACGGATGGAACAATTGCTAGTTATGTAGGTAATACTAAGTTGTCGGCTGCTAACACAGCGGCCGCTGACTTTGTTGCTTTAATTGACGTAACTAATGCGATGGCTCTTGAGTGGGTGACAAACAGCGTAAGCTCAAAAGACCTCGAAAGAATTAATGAACAACTTGCAACTAAACTTGAAAGAAACAGAACTCGCACCGTGAAGCCGAGCTGGTAAGATATATAGTATTATATCACTGTTTTATATTATGGAGGTGACATGCACGATTTGCATATGGGTGGTCTTGCGACCTACGCTTTAAAAAGAGGCGGATCGCTACATCCTATTTTATTACCAAAATCTGTTTTAGGTAATGAAACAGGAATTATGAATCCATCTATCTTTATACATGATGGAAAGATTCTTATAAACGTTAGACACGTAAACTATATTCTCTATCATAGTGAAGGAAAAAAGTTCCCCCATCAGTGGGGACCGCTTGTCTATATTCATCCTGAAAACGACGTAACACTTAGAACTCACAATGTAATGTGTGAACTTGACGGGAACTTAAATCTCGTCAGTGCCGGACGTGTTAACATGAAATTAGATACTGATCCAACTTGGAATTTTATTGGATTAGAAGATGCTCGTTTATTCGAGTGGGATGGTAAATTGTACCTTTGTGGAGTTCGTAGAGATTGCTATGATGATAAAGGTAAAGGAAGAATGGAGCTTTGTCATATAGAGTTTAATGAAGAAGCTCAAGAATGGCAGGAACTTTCTCGACATCCAATTCCCGCACCAGGAAATGACGGAAGCTATTGTGAAAAGAATTGGATGCCTATTTTGGATATGCCATATCATTTTGTTAAATGGTGTAACCCAACTCAAGTTGTTCAATTTGACATTGAAGAAGGCACAACAACTGAAGTCTTTGTAGATGAAGGTGAACGTAAACCTTTCGCAAAAGACTTTAGAGGCGGTTCTCAAGTTCTACGAATTAATGATAATCAGCGCATGGCTTTTATTCATGAAACAAATCTTCTTAGAGATCCATTCGGTCGTAAAGATGGTGATTATGGCCACCGTGTCATAATTTGGGATAATGATTGGAATTTAATTCATGCTTCACGCAAGTTTCATTTTCTTGGTACATATTGGGATCATGTAACAAACACAGATTATAACATTGAATTTGTGACTGGCATGACGATACTTGGAGATGATATTTTGGTTTCTTTTGGTTTTCAAGACAACGCGAGTTTTATCTTAAGAATTCCCCAAAGTGTGTTTTTGCAATTTTTAACGGATACTGAATAATGAAATTTACAAATATGAATCTTTTAAATGATGTGGTGCTTGACTACCAGAATCCATATAAAATCTATAAGTTAGCACGAGAATACGATCGCTTAGAACAGGGTGCTGGCGCTTTTAGTTGGTATCTTAGAGCTGCTGACATGGCGAATGAGGACGAATACGGTGAGCGTTGGATTCAATATAAGTCTATGATTCTCGGCGCATTCATCTATGATCGTAATGAAAATCGTAATCATAGCACAGAAGGCTTACTTAAAATTGCCATTGAAACAATGCCTGAAAGACCAGAGGCTTACTATTTCTTATCTAAATTTAAACAAGAAAGAGATGATTGGCGAGAAAGCATGATGTATGCTGCTATTGGTATTTCTCATATCGAATCATCAGTATCAGATATTCCAGCGCTTGATCCCCCAGATAATGATTTAAAGTATCCGGGCGAGAATGCTTTGCGTTTATTATATGCAAAAGCTAAGTGGAAAACTGACGGTAGAGACTCTTCAAAGAATTTAGCATTTAATTTAAAATATAAAAATAACTTATCAGCAGAATTAGATGCAGAAGCTACCGAATTATTAGATAAATGGCACGGCTATCCTAGCACATTAACTTATCATCATGTTGACTGGGATATGTATAAATTTAAATTTAATGGAATAGAATCAGTAGACCGTAACTATTCAAGACATTTTCAAGATATGTTTGTATTGTCTTGTTTAGATGGAAAGAAAAATGGTACTTTCATTGAAATAGGATCTGGTCATCCTAAGCTTTACAATAATACAAAATTGCTTGAAGAAAAGTTTAATTGGAAAGGTATATCTCTAGATAATAGCGAACGTATGTGTCATATATTTTCTAGAGAAAGAAAGACACCGGTTATTTTAGCTGATGGCGCAAATCAAGATTACACAGCGTTGTTTAAACAAAATTGCTTTGAACAACAAATTGACTTTTTAAGAATTAATGCAGAACACGCATCTTTAGATTGTTTAAAGAACATTCCATTTGATAAACACGAATTTAATGTAATACAATTTCAGCACAATGCTATTTGGTGGGGTGAAGAGTTTAGAGACGAATCAAGAAAGATACTTAAGCAAATTGGATATATATTATTAGTACCAAATGTTGCTGTTGATCCCAAGTCTCCTTATGAAGATTGGTGGGTTCATCCAAATATTGCAAATAATAATCCACAAATGAAAACTGCAAATCAAGTAAACTTTGCTTGGGATTATATGATGGGAGAAGTTTAATGGGAATGAGAGTTGTTATTGTTACAGGAGGATTCGATCCTCTACATTCTGGACATATTGCTTATTTTAATGCAGCAAAAGAACTTGGTGATATTCTTTGTGTAGGTGTAAATAGTGATGCATGGTTAACTCGTAAAAAAGGTAAGCCATTTATGCCTTGGGAGGAACGTAAAGATATTGTCCATAATATTAAATCAGTAGGTTATGCCTTTGATTTTAATGACGATGATGATTCAGCCATTGATGCTATTCGGCATATTAAAGAGTATTTTCCCAATAATTCTGAAATCATTTTTGCAAATGGTGGTGATCG